TATTAAACATTTTTAACTATATTCCTTAGATAAGACAGATTGGACTGCTGTTGAAGTTCTTACAATATAATCTAATCTATCAACTGCTGCTGCACTTGTCGAGAGGGTAGGAGCCGTTCCTGCCGGGAACTCCCAACTTGTACCATAACTTAATGTTCTTGAACCTGTTCCATCTTGAATTATAAATATACTTCCAACCTGACCAGTTACACAGTTTGTGGGATTATCCAGTGTTCTATTACCTGCTAGTGTAAGACTAAAGTTCTGTCCATTTGCAAATCCAATTGAAACGCTAACAGCGTCTGTTAAACTTACTACATCAGCAATAGCATTCTTTGCTATATGAATCTGACCTAATGGTGTAGCAACACCAATACCTTCAGCTACATGTACATAAAGACTTCCACCTATACTCACATCCGCAGATATCTGTGCTGACGTTAATACCGCAAAACCTCCTGATACATTAGTAGCTTTTGTTGCAGAAACTCCAGTTAGATTAGCACCTCCTCCATAAAATTGAGTTGCAGTTACATTACCTGTAACTGTCATAGATGAAACAGAAACATGATCATTAAAGGTTGCAGAGGTTCCAACAAGAGAACCACCGATACTTGTAATACCTGTTACAGCTAAAGTACTTGCTGATACGTGATTATCAAATGTAGCCGAAGTACCTACAAGAGATCCACCGATACTTGTAATACCTGTTACAGCTAACGTACTTGAAGATACATGATTATTAAATGTAGCGGATGTTCCGACAAGAGATCCACCGATACTTGTTATACCAGTGACTGCTAACGCACTAACAGATACTTTATCAGCAAAGGTTGCAGAGGTTCCGACAAGCGAACCACCGATACTTGTTATACCACCTACCGTTAAAGTTCCAGATATACTTACATTTTCAAAGCTAGGACTAGCACTTGTATGAATTGTTTGAGAGGCAGGAAGAGTTACAAATACATCTTTAGTACCTGCACTGAAGTTAACAGCTGATCCTGTGCTTGAAGAAAGGAGAGTTGTTCTGGTAAGATTATTACTTGCTGAACCGTATGTACCAATTCCTACTTCCCATTCATCTAAAGACTGATGAACAATGGCATAGTAAGTAGTATTAGTATTTCCAATGGCACTACTGAAATCTTGAAAACCTCCAGCTTCTCCATCTAATGATACAGCACCTGTTCCTGTTGTAGTAGTTGTTTCTTTAACCCGATCTTTTAGAACGAAAGCCATGTGATATTACTGCCTTTCTTTTAATTTAATTTAATCGGATAACAGCACTAGCCGATGTTGCAGCTGGAACGACAAGTTTAAATTCGCCATTAGTTGCTGATTTCTCTCCACCAAAGTCATATACTGCAATAACACTTTTACTACTATGGCTGTCATTATAAATAACACAACCATTAGCTGAGAAAGTGGCACTAGACCAACTAACATCTGCAAAATCTACAACACCTGAAGAATCTACAGTACTTACTGAAACAGTCGCAAGAGTTGCACCTCCTGTTGTATATCCGTTACCGTTTGCTAATTGACTTGTAACTGAAGCATAAGTATTAGGTCCACCTGCTGAAACATTCTGCGAAGATGAAACTAATATAACTTTTAGTGTATTACTTTGAAGATTATGCTCTGCTAACATAACCTCCGATTTAAATTGATTATTCACACCTGTCGTGATTGCCATTTTCTTTTCGTCCTTTTATCTTTACGTAGTTCCTGATACAAATTGAGGAAAATAATTTAGAATAGCAGTTGACTGTGCTGGAGTCCAAGTACTACTGACATACTCTAAAATCTTCTCTGGTCGAGCATCTTTCAAAACAAGTGGTGCGCGAATACGTGGTGACTTGTTTTGAGGATGATTTTTTAAATTGTAATTACCATCACCTTCATTAGGACCAACAACGAATCCTGTTGATTCTTTTATACGTTGTTCATATGGAAATCTAAATCCACTTCTATCACTTATAAAGTAAGCTCTTACCATCTTATTCTACTACCTAAACGAACCTTATAGAAGGCTTAATAAGCATTGCTGCCCGTTCTCTATCTTCTGCCATTGCATTAGAAAGCAAAGTTTCATACTCAATCTTTAACGCTGCTACTCTTGTAGCTGGAATGCCCATCCTTTTAAATCCAAGATAATAAGCAAGTCCCATTGTAAGACAGGGTAAATACCTATAAGGAACATCTGGTGTATCTGTTGAATTTTCAAAATCAAAAAATCTTCTAATACTGTGCATACGAACCGTATCTGTACTATTTTCAGGATTAGGCCATACTATGAAACTAAGGTTATCTCTTCCCTTCATAGTAGAATATTGAAGACATCTTGCTTGTGTCGTTTTATCTGGAATTTTTAGATATTCTTCAGCTGTTACACGATTCATCTGAATATCATTTGTACCTCTACGTGATACAGCTTCTGTAACTGCAACGGTTGTGCTTGGAAGTGTGTATGTAGAAGTTCCTTGAACTAAGCTTAAATCAGTAAACTCTGTAGTCCATAAAAGAATACCACGATTTTGCCAATCACTTAATAAAAGATTTAAAGATCGTCTAGCTGTTATACCATCATTACCAACAAAAGGAGGTCCACCTAAATGTTCATAAGCTTCTGATATAATTTCATCAATATCTAAATTAAAATCTTGGCTTGTTGAAACTGTCATATTAAAGCCTATTTTTTAAGTATTTTTTTAACTATCCCATTTATATAATTAATTGCTTTTGTGATAAGATTTACAGGACAGAGAATACAACCACACTCAAGTTCAATCTTTTTCATTTCTTATCCTAACAAGAATGTAGCAAATGCACCACTTGGAAGAGTAACATGCATTTTATCTTTTACACGTATTCCTAAATCTGGAACATAAACATCTGAAGCACTGCTTACACCAAGATACTGTTTATAAACAATTGTTCCAGTAGCAGTATCATTCCGTACTACCATGTCTCCTTTAGTTGCTGCTGTTCCCCAACTAACACCTCTAATACGAGTAGGATAGTCTGTAGCAGTCACTGTAGCAGATACAAAGACTGCATTAATAGCTGTAGTCATTTCATTAATTCCCTTACTTGTGAATTATCTACTCTCTATAATAAAAGAGGGATGCCGTTTTAACAAGCATCCCCCCTTTAATATTAACCAACTTAGCGATTAACCAGCGTTGCCGTAAAAACCACGCCAATCTGACCAACCAAAGCTATAACGCTCACGAGCTTTAAAGCGAAGGTTACCAGTATCGAAGTCTGGTTCCATTTTGGTTCCAAGAGGTGCGCGAACGAACATCTTAGTACCATTAGGCACATCTGATTTAACAAACCAAGCACCAGCTGCGGTAAATCTGTGATTAACAAAGTCACCTTGTGGTACAACACCCATGCTACGAACAGCATTAATGTCGTTTGTGTTTGTAACACCAGCAACGTTACCAGCGACACCTGCTAGATTGTTACCGTATACAACAGTTGTGGTTGCAAGTGTAGACTTTAAGATCTTTTGTGCTACAAACTGATTATCTGGGGCAATATGCAATGAAACAGGCATAGCTCCAATCAGAATATCACGATCATCTTTTGCCTTTTGAATCTGTATAACAGCAGTTTCAAGAGAAGACTCAGATAGATCAGCAGCAGTCAAAAGATTACTTTGAACACCAGCTTGTACTGGATGAGCAGCAGAGAATAATACAACTCCGTCACCACCTAGTCCACTGGTAAAGCCATTGTTAAAGATAGCAGCTGCTTTAGTTTGCTTTGTAGCAGCCATTGAACGTGCAAGAGACTTTGCTCTAATTTTAGCAAAGGTATCATACAAGTTGTCTTCCATAGCCTCTTCCGTAACAGCAAATGCTAACGCAATCGTTTGATGCGTATAGCGAGATGCCCAACTTTCGCTGGCACTTTCATAAGATACGGCAGAACCTTCTGCTTTAACTGGTGCTTCACCGAAAGCAGTCATTAAGACTTCTTCTTCGAAAGCACGATCAGAATTCTCTATCTCAAAAAGAGGTTTTTGCTCTTCATCAATGGAACCATACTCAAGTCCAAAGATTGCATTTAAGCCCGGAAGAAGCTGTTTGCCAATACTGGCGCGATTTATAGCCATTTAATCAGTCCTCCCTTTAATTAGCTATTGAAGCAGCATAATCAAGATGATTAGAAATGCGAACTAATACGCGAGTATTAGCCTGATCCCAATCATTGCCCGGAACTTCCCACAAACCTACAATACGTAGTGGATTTGCAAGAGAAGTACGAGAGCTTACTTGAACTGCCCAAGCGGATTGCCCTGTATAGGTATTACCAGCAGAAATCTCAACAAAAAAGTTTTGACTTTCAAGATCACCGATAGTTACAGTAGCGTTACATTGCATCTGATAAATTCCATCAGGATCATCCATAACATGAGCATACGCTTTACCGTCTACTGAAGATGTCCCTGAAGGCCAGTAATTTAACCAAGTTGGTTGTTTAGATGTAGGGTCTACAAACTGTGCGCCCTGAAATACACCTATAGGCCGATCCGCTGTAACTGATACAGGTTGGATATATCCAGCACTAACCTTAACAAGATCACCACGATAGATGGTATCCGCATAAGTATTTGCAATTTGATACTTATTGGTTCCCATCGTATTGTAAGAACTGCCTCGTTTACGTACTGGAACAGCCCCATTATATGCTTTTGCTAAAGCCATAATAGTAGTTCCTTTTCAGAAAAAAGTTAAAAATTAAGCGTCAAACTTAGCTTGTTTTCCTGTTGACACTCGCTGTTTACTTGAATCATAAATAGGCATTCTACGATCAGGGTGATCACTATGGAGTCTACTAGAAATTGCATCTTCCATCTGCTGTGTGCGCTTCATATTCTGCGCTTGTATAGCTTCGTGGTATTCTATTCGTTGTTTAGCGAGGGCTACGTCACCTCGTAATATACAACCACTTAGACTTCCTTCTTCTTTTACTTTAAATCCAGAAGATAATTCAGGACAGTCTTTAGCTAAAACAAAAGTCCAACCTTCACGTTCTTTCTTTCCAATGTTCTGATGATCTTCTTGACCATCTAACATTATCCGTATCCAACGTAAAACAAATCCTTCATTAAGAAACGTATTCTTAACACTTTCTGGGATTTGTAACCAATCGTTATCTTCAATTGCTGACATGATAGCTTCGTGAGATAAATTTTCCCGTTCTTCCATCATTCGTGAAATATTTCGATCAGTTGTGGTTTCAGACTTTGAGTCTTCACCTGTTTCACTTTTTACCGTATTTACTTCTTCAACCATTTACTTTCTCCGCATATATGTATGTGTATTTAAACGACAGTCGTATAATCGCCATCAGACTTTTCTGCTTTCGCTTTCTCAGCTGCGTATCTATCAAGTGGAATACTCCATTTTTTAGCTAAACGTACATCTTCTTGCGTAAGTTTAACTTTATTTCTAGAGGCAGGAGAATGCGACCTTCCTGCTACCACTTGTTTAGGCTTTTTCGGAGTAGCCTCTTCCGCTTTGTCACCAAACTTAGTTGGTAATTCTTCTTTAAGACGGGCGTTTACTTTATCATAAAAAGCAGGATCACTAGGATCTTCGCCATTCTCTTTTAATTCTGCGTCAATTGATAAAGCAACAGCTGTAGCTGTACGATCTTTACCAAACCAATCATTTGTTTCAGCCCAATCTTTTGCAAGAGGATCAATCTTAGGAGGAGAAGCTGATTGTTGTCTTTCTCTTTGCTCCTGATCTGCTTCATATTGGGTTTTCTGTTGTTCGATCCATTGTTTCTTTTGGTCGATCAACCTTAATTCTGTTTTAGCTTCCGCTAACTCTTCTTGTGCATTTAATACAGCATCTTTATTTCCTGTATCATAAGCTTCTTTAAACTTAGTTCTTGCGTTCTCAAGTTTAGAATTTATTTCCCCTTCTTTAGCGTCAGCTAACGCACCGTCATAATCATAACGTATCTTTCCAACTTCAGACATCTGCGTTCGTAAAGAATCTAATTCACTTTTTGTTTTTAATAATTCTTCGTCACGATCTTTACGTTGTTTTATTAATTGACGAATTCTTTTTTCAGCACCTTTAGTTTCGATTCCATCTAACTCAGGTTCTTTATCGTCTGGGGATTGTTCTTGTTCAATCTCTACTTCAGGTTCTATATCAACTTCAATAGTTTCTTCAGTTTCGACTTCTGTATCTTCAGGAGTCTGATTTAAATCAATCTTACCCCATTCATTTTCGTCAATCATTTATTTTCCTTCGCAGTTGCGATTCTACGTTTACGCTACTAATGAGAACATTGGATCTATATCAGCAGGATCATCAATGCTCATAATAACTTGGTCATCATAAACAAGTAAATATCTAATTCCCTGATATATAAACTTCTGTCCTGTATGTTTACCATAACACACAAAATCTCCTTCTGAACACCACGGTCCTGAAGGAAACTTTACTTTATCTTTATACGCTAAAGAACCAACCTTCACAACCCTGCCAACCGTTGTGAGATATTTAATATCATCTCTAAACTTATCTGGCATGATTATTCCACCCTTTGTTTCTTTTCGTATAGATAAAGGACGAATAAGGACATGATAGCCGGGAACGTTAGGAAGGGTCTCAGGATCAGGCATTTCGTTGTCTGTGATCCATTCATCATTCTGTGTAGATTTTGACATATTGGGCTGAAGAACCATTTATAATTTACTCCGTGTCTTCTTCAAGATTTTCCATAATAGTATTATGGTAATCGTTTACCACATGTATGGATCTTGTCAACCCCTCTATCATTCCAGTTAGATGTTTATATTGATTAAAATCTTCACACATACCTGTAGAAATCTGGTTTGAAAGCTGTTCTATCTGTTCATTTAGTAAAGTTTTTATTTCTTCAATATCTGTAAACAACTAATAACACCTTACGTTTTTTTCACGGGTATATATGTTTTCTGGTATTTGACTTTAAGGTACTTACATAGACCTTCCCAATATTCATCCCAATCGTCAAACTCTTTTTGTACAGGTTTAATGACTGTATGATCTATGTTCTTTTCGTTAATTAACTTATTACCTTTAGTATGTCAATGATCCCTACACCTATTGCCGTATAACTTATCATTGTAAAAAGTGCTATCATGTCTTTCTCATCTTTTTAAAAGTCTTTGCTAAATTAGCTTGTTTACGTGTTAAAGGGTTTTTACTGTTAGAAGCTTTTTTAAGCTGTGCTGCTGTAATCTTCTTTCCTTTTTTAACACCAAGTTTTTTACGTAAAGCTCCCGGTCTTTTTACTGCACCTTTAATCCAATCTTTAGATTTAGATTTAGGTTTAGATTTACCACGACTCATTTTCTGTTAACTCCTTTTTTTTAGGTTGAAGGATGCTTTCCATTGTGCATTCGTTCAACTGATGTAACTCTTACCTTAACATCTTCAATCTCAGTTATCAAGCGTCCTAATTCTCTGTTACGTCTTTCTAAATTATCAGGACTTAATATATGAGCTAATACTTTTATTTGAGATGATTTAACCGCATCCCCTGCTTCTACCTTATCTAGTTTATTATATATCTCCTGAATATTTTGTTTCATCTCGTCACGGCTTTTTAACAGGTTCTTTACTTGTGTCCTTACCAACATCCATGCCCCTGATAAAGAGGCAAGAACCGCAGCAAGTTGGATCAGCATACGAGCGTCTAGGGCAATCGGTTCCATTTAATTTGCTCACCTTTAAATTCTTTATTCTTTGGTTTTTCTGGATCTTTTGATTTTTCTGGATCTTCTATCGTACACCTTGAAACAGCAGATATAAGAGGAAATTTAACAGAAGAAGCTTTAATTATGTTCGCTCCTCTTAAATAGCATTCCTCTATTGAAACATAAGGACCAAGTTCATCCTGTAACACAGTAGGACAAGGGTGAGTAAAAATACAAAGAATGACAATTGAATAAAACATTATGCGAGATTAAACAAGTTCCCTTCTGATGCCCTTCGTCTTACAAGTCCTTTAAGAGGCTTACCGTTTTGGTTGACCCATCCATTCTCTTTTGAAAAAGCTTGGTTATGAAACTCTTCAAAGTCTCTACTGTTCAAAGCTTTAAGTGCATTGCTTCGTTTGAAAGCTCCTATTCCTATATTATCTACAAGAGATATTATAGCGGTTCTTTCATTCTTTCTTAAAGATACATCAATAACATCTACCAACATTTCATCAAGGTCTGACAGTCTTTCTTTAAGATCTTCACGAGCTTCTTCTTCAGTTATGGTTTGTTTACCACATTGAGTATCACCATACCCTATTGTTAAAATGTTCTGTTCTTTTTCCCACTCAGTCGCGTAATAAGCTTCGGGTACAAAAGATTCAAACTCAGCTACGATATCAACAGGATCTATGTCTTTATTATAAGCCATAATCTTTAATAAATACTCCATCTCGTAACATTATAACTAACCTATCCGCTCTTTTTCCCAATTGTTTTTTAAAATCAGATGGACCAGTTCCAGCTGAATTTCTTAAAACTTCTTCTGATGCTTCTTTAAATTTTCCCTTTTGTATAAGCTCATAGGTCTTTTTAAAACTCTTTTTTCCTTTACCAGTTGTTTTATCAAATCCCATGTTAAAAGCCATTCCAAGTAAAGCAGCTTGACGGGCTGGATTCATTTTAGACCAATTTAATTTCTTATCTTGTTTAAAACGTTTAGCAAGAGCAACAGTTTTTTCTTCAACTATTTCATCACTTATTCTTTTATCAAGGTCTTTTGTGAAATTTTTTGTATTTTTTCTTATTCTATCTTTTTGATTTGCACTTAAAAAGTCCCAATTAAGACCTGCACCATATGCCTGTCCCTTTGTATCTTTGTATCCCTTTGCACTTGGATTGAATCCTTCTTCTCCATGAATATAACTTAACCAAGAATTAAGATTACTCATTTTACTTTTAGGAGCTTTATATTCTACTCCGGGTTCAGGTTTACGAACAGAAGAACCAATAGTACTTATTACAGGCTCTGGTTTTAAAGAAGATACTTCACTTGGACGATTAAATACTTCACTTAGAGGACGAGGTTTTGTAACATTATCCAATGAATCTGGCATAATACTTACATCAGACCACCACTCAGAAACTGTATCTAGTATCCCCTTATCATCAACACTTCCGGGTTCAGGTTCACCACCTAACATACCATCAGGATAACTACTCGCTAATCTCTGTTCTTTAATTCTTTTTTGTCTAGCTATTTCATCTCTCATTTTCTTATTATCTATGATAACTGGAGGCTTTGGTGGTGCATATGCTTCAGTAGGTACTTTTGGATATACTTGTTGTTTTACATTTGGTTCTCCATATAGAGACTCCTCAATTCCCATTGAGGAATAAGATTTATCAACTGGTACTTCTACAGGAGGTGCTGCTTTTACTGGAGGTGCTGCTTCTACTGGAAGAGTAATCTTGGGTGTCATCTTAGAAGGTGCTGCTTTTACTGGTTCTGGAGGTATCTTTGGTGTAGGGAATCTGTCTGGATTCTGTATAGTTGTCTGATATGGACCAATACCAATATCAAATCCTTCTGGAGTTGGACCTTCTAATTCACCAATACCAATATCTACTCTTTCTGGAGTTAGATCTATGTCTAACTTAGGATCAGTTTCAAGATCAAGTGATCCTTCTGGGACAAATGTTTCTGCATCTGGATCTGAGCTTCCCGGAGATTGTGGTTTCCAATCTCCTAGCTGATCAGGAAATTCAGTGTTAATATCAGAATCAATAATCGGAGTTTCGGTGTCTTGTTTTTGTTCCATCTCTATTATTTTCTGATACTTTTCGTTATCATCTATCGAATCAGAATCTCTTAATTCAAACTTATAACCTTCCCACGTATCACTTATAAGTTCATCTGCTGTACGTCTGCGTCCTCCTCCTATTTTTGCAAGTAGTCCCTCTAAGAAATCTGTTTCAGGAGTAAAAGCTTCTCTTCCTCCCCGTCCTCTTAAAAACTCTTCAAAGAACTCTCCACCTTGTGCAAGTCGTACAGGACCACCAGATGCATAACGATCTTCATTCATACGTTTGTCAATCATCAAGTCTCGTTCTTTCGCAAGGTTCTTTAATGATTCAATAGTCAGCTTTGCATTGGTTGTTCGGATAGAACTCTGATCACGTATTCGTGCATCTATCTTTTTCTGTTCACTTTCAGAAACTTTTTCAGCAGCGTCTAACTGAACTCCCATTTCTTTTAAATCAAGTTCACGGTTTTTAATGGAAAGTTCTGCTGCATCTTTTGTCGCAGTCATCTGTAACTTCTGTTGGTCAAGATCTAGTCTTGCACTTTCAAGAAGTAGATTCTGATTTTCAAGAGAATCTTCTGGTGCAGTTCCCATATTAGCTTCAAGAACTTGTTCAGCTGCATTGATAGACAACTGACTTAACACTTCAGGAGATACTTCTCCGGGTGGTGTTTCAGCCTTCATTAATCCTGATATCTGTTCTTGATATTGCATGACCATATGTTGTTGTATATTGGCTTGAAGAACAGGAACAGCAGGAGCCATCATCTCTGTTTTACCCAACGTAGGATCATCTATAAATGCTGTTTTAATTGCAATATGAGCAGCATGATCCTGTTGTGGGAAAGCTTGTATCGGCATTCCCTTCACAACTAAATCAATGTCTGTTATAGGATCGTGTGGTTCTGGAGGTG